TATAGGATAGTAATTAAATTTCACAAGAACCTCCAGTACATGCTAAGGTTTGTGCTCCTTCCGTATTATCATCTTCTTCTATAAAAGAAGTCCAGTCTATTTGTTTAGGTGTAATCTTACGTAATTTTTCATATTGTTCTTTAGTAGCATCTTGGTATGGTGCTTGTACGTATGTATGATCACTATGTGGTAGGAATGATATACCTGATATCTCATCAAAGTATTTCCATACCCAGGCACCTACATCCATCCATTCATGATCTTTGACTGAGATAGTAACAGATGGTTTATGTTCACACCAATGTCTTTGGTATACTAACCAGTTCTCCATCTGTTCAATAGCTGTCATGTCATCTCTAGTAACAGCTCCTTTGGGTGCTTTCATAGGAAAGCTAAACACTGCAGTTGAGTCAGGTCTATACTGTTCATCTTCTACTTGCACCCCTCTATCTTTTAAGAATTCATATATAGGGTCTTTCTTATCCATACGGATAGTTCTTATGTAATAGTCAGCGTGCCTAGCATGTATGCCGCTAGCACTATTAACAAGCTGAGAGACAGTCCCAGAAGGTTTAACACACGTAATACTTTTACTTCTTGGTATGTCAAGTTTGTCTGCATATTTATGATTGATGGTTCTAGCATGATCTCGCATCTCCTCTAAAAGTTTAGGATCAGGATTAGATGTTATCTTAGCATCCATAATACCCGTTAGTGATACACCTAGTAATCTTTCTTCTACTGTATTATCTTTCCATTCATGAGATAAGAATTTAAAGTTAGTTAGATTAGATTGTAGTGTACCTAGTATTGTAGCTAGTCGCACTTTGTTAAGTAGACTATCTTTAGTATCACCATTTCTTACAACTACTTCTGTTAAGTTACAAAACTGTTTATCACGTAATATGATTTCACTACATGGATTTGTACCATAGTTTAAATCTTTAACTCTACCTTGTTTAGCTGCTTGTTTTTGTGCAGCAACTCTGTTGAATATACCACGTTCTCCTGACTTAGATTTAACTAAGGATACCCATTCGTCCATGAATGTTTCCATATCAGGTTTTTCTGTATAAGCAACTGAGTTATTAGCTAGTCCACGGTATGCAAAATCATTGTACCAGGCACCCATTTTAGCCTCTCTCATGCGTTTATCTGTAAGATTTGATAGTGAGATAAGGGCTGACCTTCTAACGCCTCCTACGACCACTATTTCGCCTACCATACATATAATATCATGTACTTCTAATGAGGTTAGCTTGCGCCCTTTAGCGTGAATAAAGGATTCAATAACAAAATCAAACAACCGTTTAAGAGGTTCCGGTCCACTGGCTCTACCACCAAAGGTTTTGAGTCTAGCACCAGCTGGTCTGACCTGGGAGTAGTCAACAGTAGGTATATCACCTTCCCATAGGGATGATAAGAGTTTCTTAAATGCTTTCGCCCAACCGAGCTTGCTGTCACCAACAACGATAGTATCGTCAGACTTATCAATATCTTCTGGTATAACTGGTAGTTTATTAATTTCTTGTCTTTCACAACTAAATCCTACTCCTGTTCCGTTCATTAATATATATAAAGCTTCTGAAAAAGCTCGTTTATTATTAATAGCGAGGTAAGAACAATTGTAAGCCGCAATATTATCTCGTTCACAAGCCTCTCCTGCTGACATCATAAGCCTCATACTAGGCATGATCTCTAAATTAAGAACTGCTTCTCGTATCTCTTTAAACTCTTTATCAAGTCCTTTGTTCTTAGACTTGAGGTAGTTAACCATTCTGTCTACTGTTTCTTCCCATGTCTCACGTCGTTTAAGTTCTGGTAAAAAACGTGCGTATCTACTTGATGCTATTACCGATTGGTAAATATCCAATTGCTATCTCCTATTCGTTATCTTGGTTAAATATATTGTCTGGTTCTAAATCTTCTGCGAGTAACTCTAACTTATCTTCTATCTTATCTTGGAACTTGTTAACTATATCTTCTGATGTAAGGTCAAGTACTTCTAATAATGTAGTCTCATCTAGTTGAATTAACTGGTCGCATACCTCTTGAAACGTAAGCATAGTATTATGACCGACCCTTCTTCTTTTTATCGAACTGTTTATCATTAGGCTTAGAATTAAAAATCCTGTCCCAGTTATCTCTGTACTTATCATTGGGCACACTAGTCTTTAATTTTGCCCCAGTGATTTCGTAATCATTTGTATTGTTTGGTCCTGGCATTGTTTGTCCTTTCTTAAGTGTGATACTTATGTTCTATTTCATCAGGAAGATGAATGTATTCTTCTAGTAAGCACCTTGACCCTGTTGCTTCAGGGTAGTGTAACTTCATATGTTGATGGGCTTGAGTACAATTAACAAAGTGTCCTATATATTTCCAATCACTTGGACCTACAGGGGTAAGCATTATACTAATTACCATAACATAGTGAATCATTTTGTCTTCTCCTTTTTACAAAAACCACGCATATTGTAGCTACCCATACTGGTATCAATACCACACCACCAGGCATTCTTATCCCAGATTTTAGCAGGGTCTCCACACTTATTACAAACTCGTTTAGCTTTTGGTTGCATTGTGTAACTCTTTTAATAATTCAAGATAATGAATACACTTATCTAAATCTTGTGTACCATTCTTATCTTTCCAACGGAGAAGATATTTAATAACATTACCTTCAATAAAAGGAATATTATTTTGTGTAATAAATTCAATAGGTTGTATCTTATACTTCATGTAGTGATTACCACCTACTTGTTTCTTATTTGCTTTCATAATAGTATACCATACTTTGCATTAAAAGTCAAGCTATTTTCTATACTTTCTTTTTAAGTAATGTAATGGTATAGCACACTCATCAAATGAACCATCAACTACATTATGCAACATGTATAATCCTCTCCAATGTTTATTAGTTTGTTTAGATAAATAACCTTCATCATGTAGATAACAACTACCACTAATAATAGCAGTCATCTGTTTACCTGTTGCATCTGTAGCATATGCAATGTCATGTCCTTGCTGATGTCCTGCAACACAAGACATATGTTTCTTAGTTAGAAGTGCACGAGCAGTAGTAACTGGTCTACCCATGACTCCACTAGCGAAGTAGTGACTATAAGCCACACCGTCCACGCTGACAACATCAAGAAAAGGATATACATCCCAACCTGCTTCTTCATATTTTAAGTCCTCTATAGATATTAATCCTTCTAATTTTCTATCATACTCAATAGCTCTGGTAATTCTATCTTCATGATTACCAATAGTAAGTATCATTTTAGGTTTGTATAATTTCTTTTTAGCTTTAGATAACCGTTTGTTTAATTCTTTCATAGGAGTTAACAAAGCTTCCATACCTTTTAATGACGCAGTAATATCTGCTTTGTATGTTCTACCTTCAAAAGATTTTTTACCTACATCGTAGGATGATAGACTAGGCATATCTGCAAAATCACCAATCATTACAATTACATCTGGTTTTTTATCTACAATATACTTACCTATCCATGTTAAATAAGATAAAGAAATCCCAGGCTTAACCTGGGTATCTCCTATTACTAAATGTTTTTTCATTAGTGTGTTGTCTCCATTGGTAGGTCTACTTGTTGATCTGTAAACTCTTCCTCTGCTGTTTTAATTATGCCCTCACGCATGAGAGCTTTGATAGCATAAGATAACAGAAACTCTGTTTCTCGTTTGTCAACTTTAAAATCAAAGTCAACACTACCATCATCATTTTCTTTTAAGTTTTTTATAATCATTAATCCAATCCTTTCTAAAGTCCAGCCACATGAACCCTGCTTTCTCAGCCCATTGCCAGTATGTTGTTTTACTACGTTTGGTTATCTTATTATCTGGATTCATAAATAAGAATATTATGGTGACTTCAGGATTACATTCTTTAAACCAAACCATCTTTTGTCTAGTAGCTAAGTCAAGTTTACCTTTTGCTTCTATGTATACATTTTTTGCCATCTTGAAATCAGGATTATATTTCCGTGACTTAACTGGTTGTATGTATTCTATAACATCAGGTTCATACTTAACACTTGGGAAGTTTTGTTTGAGTACCTTCCAAGCACTAGCTTCTAGTTTACTTTTGAATGTAGGCATTAAACCTATCCTCAAACACATCATCTTTAGATTGCATAATCCAAAGCACAGATGCATTCATCAAAAATTCTTCATCATTACTGTATGCATCACGGACCTTGTTAAACATCTCTTGATCCGTGTTACATCCAGCAAGTAAAGCTTTCGCTTTCTTTGGTCCAACCTTCTCGATACCTTTGATATTATCAGCAGAATCTCCCTTGAGACATTGTTCAAAGAAAA